CCAACACTGGCACACAAGGTATTCCTCAAGTTGATGTGAACAGTCTGGATATGACTAATCCAGAACACAGAAAGAAGTATGCTGAGTATCGCAAGACACAAGGCTACTAAACATTAACAACAAAAGGAGACATTTACAATGTCAACAGCAACAACAAACACATCATCATTGAATGATCTGATTGCACCCATCGTACAAGAAGCGATGTTCGTGGCATCAGAGACTTCAATCATGCCAGGACTTGTGAAGAACTTCACGGTTCCTGCAAATGCTGGTAAGGTATTACAAGTACCATTATACGGCACACAAACAATCGCAACAGACGTTGGTGAGAACGCGGAAATTGACATGACTGCAATCTCAACTGGCGTTGCCAACATCACTCTTACAGAGGCTGGTATTGCGGCGACAGTGACTGACATGGCAAGAAACCATTCAGTTTCAAACGTTATCGCAGACCTAGGTAAGTTATTTGGTGAAGCGATCGCGAAAAGACACGACAGAGCATTGACTGGTCTGTTCTCGTCTTTCTCAACTTCAATCAACGCAGGCACAGACACTCAAAGTGAGTTGACTGTGGCTGACCTACACAAAGCATATGCGACACTGAAATCAAATGCAGTTCCAGGTCCATACTACGGTGTTTTCACTCCGCAGGCTTTGTTCGCATTGAAGGCAAATCTTACAAACACATACGTGAACCCAACTAACTCACTTGTTGTGACTAACCAGGCGATGTCTGAAGGTTACATTGGTAGGATCGCTGGGATTGATGTGTTTGAGACATCTAACATCGTAGAGGACTCTGCGACATCAGCCGTTTGTGGCGTGTTCGCTAGAGATGCCTTAGGTTTAGCGGTGGCTCAAAGATTAAACATTGAGACGCAAAGAGACGCTTCATTAAGAGCAGAAGAAGTTGTAGCATCAACAAGATATGGTGTGAACGTTCTTCACAACTCTTATGGTGTGAAAATAGCGGTGGACAACACAATCTAATTGGGTTGACCTCTCTAACTTTAAAGGGGCGGTAGCGATATCGCCCCTTTTTTTACGGATGATCGTTTGGTTCAATGGTTTATCACAGCGACAGTTGATTGACATACCAAAGCGTGGTCTTGAGATTGGTTGCAACTACATCAGGCGTGTAAGGCCCGTGGATTTCGTGGTGGCCTACGACGGCGATGTGATCAACAACATTGAAAGGGAGCCATCCGTTATCTATTACACAAGGCCTGCTCAAGCAGTTGGTGACAAATGGCTGAGGATAGGCGAGGACAATGTCCAAGGACTCAACAGCGGCTGTCTCGCGGTGCTGTTGGCCACCAAACTGTCAAAGAACACCATTTACATCATAGGTTGCGACTGGGGACTTAACCTTAACACCGTGTTTGACTACGGCAAGGGCGAACAACGCAAATACAACAACCAACAGAAGAAATTCATCAGGCAATTGGCCAAGGACCACGACATAGTGGTGGTCAATGATCAGAAGGTGGATGTGCCCGTAGAGATAATCACATCTCAGCAGTTTATCAATAAATATTATCCACAAGGAAGGACCTTGTAGAAACTAAAAGAAGGACTTTTACAATGGCGACATTCGCAACAGACACGGACCTATTGGAGTATGTTCCAGACATCAAGAAGTACGGAATCCAAGACTGGTCAGCACAGCACGAGAAGACTTACGACGACATAATCAGACTACTGAACATAAAATGGTGGCCAACTACCCAATTCTCAAGATATGATATTTCAGTGCTTGGAGGTAGCGAGAAACTATCACCCAGCAGATTGAATCCAGGGCAGTTCACGAGGGCCGCGGTCTATCACACTCTTGCGTATTACATCTATCCTAAACTTTCAACATTTGAACCTGATGGAGATTCTTTCAGGGAGCAGATGGGCTTCTACAAGAATAAGTTTGAAGAGGAATTTGATCTGATACTTAAGGACGGTGTCCACTATGACCTTGATTCATCAGGCTCATACACGGACAGTGAGAAACAATCATTTTATAGAGGTAGATTGATTAGGTAATGTCAGCCAGAGAAGATATAGCAAAAAACATAGTAGAGCAGTTGGAGAACATGACTGATCCAGCGCCAGGCAAGGTGTCAAGGGTTTTCTTTGATGTCAGCAAACTGGCGATCACGCAGTTCCCAGCGATCTTGGTGGTGACCAACAACGAGGTCAGGGACGACATATCCATGAACGCCAGACAGGGCATCATACAGTACGAACTTAGATGCTATGTGAGGGGCACGGAAGTTGACACACTGAGGAATGAGATCATAGAGAGGGTAGAAGAGACCCTTGAACTGTCAAGGGACAGGGACATAGCCCTTGCGGTCAGCAATATTCACAATGTGAAGACACAGGTCAGGAACATAGACATAGTGGACAGAGAACTGCCACTGGGCGAATGTATCATCACAGTGGATGTCAAATACACATACAAAAAAGGAGTCTTATAATGATTGAGATGTTCAAAGGAAAAGATTCAGCGATCGTTGGCGGCAAAGAACTGCAACAACGACTGAAGGACGGATGGACCTACACTCCGTCAACAAAGATCACCAAGTCAAGCAAGGACAAGATCAAGGCTGACGCGGTGGTTGAAAACAAACAAGATCTTGACGGTCCAGAAGATCTAACAACAGAGGAGTAATCAAATGGCATACGGTAATACTACATTTGATGGACAAGCGGGAGTTATCAAGGTAACTTCAGGTGGAAGCCAAGTGGCGGTAGCGGAAGTTAGATCTTTCACTATTGACCAAGAAACTGCTACTGTGGAAAATACAGTGATGGGTGACACAGCAAGGTCATACTTGCCAAGCCTAACACAATTTTCAGGAACAGCAGATGTTTTCCTTACAGACAACGACGACGGACAGATTGTTTTTGAGACAATGGGTGCAGATCCAGTGACTCTTGAAGTCTATCCTTCAGGTGAGACCACAGGTCAGAAACTGGCAGGAAACATAATCGTGACTGGGCATTCAATCACATCAAACTTTGATGGTATGGTTGAGGCTTCAATCACATTCCAAGGTGTAACCGCTTTAACGAAATCAGCCACTCCATAGTAGTGAAGATTTCAATAACGATATCACCTCAAGCAGAAAGAGTGATCTCTGGCCTCAAAAGGGATTTGGCCAAGCAGGTCCGCTCAATATCCAATGACCTCTTCAAATCTTTGAAGAAGTTCACACCAGTTCGTTCTGGTCGTGCCAAGAATGCCTGGAGGAAGAGAGACGGGAATCTCAAATTCACCATCAGGAACAATGTTCCTTACATAGGCAGGCTTGACGATGGATATTCAAACCAATCACCTAAGGGCATAACACGACCAGCCGTTAGGGAGGTTGCTAACAAGTACAGGAGAAAAAGATAATGTCAGCAACAGACAAAGTAAAATCTCACTACAACGCGGCGATCGCGGGTGAGATGGAAAAAATAAGAGTTGAAGAATGGGATATGGACATCTATTGTAGGAAGACATACTCATTCAAGGATGAACAGAGGATCATTCAATTACAGGCTGAAGGCAAGATAGTTGACAGTCTGGTTGAGAGTCTCATCATCAAGGCCAGGGACGCGGAAGGCAAGAGGATATTCTCTGACGCGGACAGGGTCACACTGATGCACGAGGCTGATCCAACAGTGGTCACGAGAGTGGTGGGCCAGATCAATGGGGCGGGTCCAAAGACCTTGACGCCAGTTGAGTCTGCAAAGGAATCCATTCCAACCCAGAGTTAAGACTCCTTTTGGTGTTGGCGGACAGGCTTAAGATGAGCCTGTCACAGGTAATGGAGTTCACTCGCGTTGAAATTGAACTGTGGGCTGGATACCTTCAACTTGAGGCGGATGGTCACAAGAAGACTATGCGTGAAATGAAAAGGAAGAAAAGATAATGGCTGATGCGAACATCGTCCTAAGGGCGGACAGTAGACAGGTAGAACAGGCAAACAGAAACCTTGACAGGATGAGGTCAAGCCTTGGCGGCTTGGGCACGGCGGCCAGATTGGCGGCGGGTGCCTTGGTTGGTATAGGAATTGGCAAGTTTGGCAAGAGCGTGGTCAACGTTGGACGACAGGTTGAGAACCTACAGACGAGATTCAAGTTCTTGTTTGGATCAGCGGAAGAGGGTGCCAAGGCGTTTGACACCTTAAGCAAATTCGCAGGAACGGTTCCATTCACACTGGAAGAGATAGCGGCCGCATCAGGTAACTTGGCCGTGGTTTCAAAGGACGCGGAGGAATTAGGCAAGAACTTACAACTGACTGCCAATGTGGCGGCCATATCAGGACTTGATTTCAGGCTCGCTGGAGAACAGATCCAGAGGGCGTTGTCAGGTGGTATATCATCAGCGGACCTATTGAGGGAACGAGGTATCAAGGCACTACTTGGATTCAAGGACGGTGTCAAGGTCACGACCAAAGAAACACAAGAAGCATTTGACAGGGTGTTTGGACCCAACGGCGAGTTCGCGGGAGCGGCAGTGGCGTTGGCCAGCAACTTTGATGGTCTACAATCAATGGTCCAGGATAAGTTCTTCAACATCAGGAGGATCATATCTGACTCAGGACCGTTTGACAGGCTGAAGGCCATAGTTGGTGTTTTTGACAAGGCACTGACCGCCAATTTTGACAACATAGAGAAGGCCGCACAGGGATTTGGTGCCGCCATCGTTTCTGGCTTTGAGAAGGTGCTTATAGGAACCGCTATGGCCATTGACGCCATGAAGCCAGTGACGGACTTCATAACCAGGGCATTCAACAACATCGTGAACGCCACCAACGGACTACCAGGCTACATCAAGACCTTGGGCGTGATTGGGTTCCTCGCATTGGGTGTCAAGGGCAAACTGGTGGTGGCCGTGATAGCGGGCGTATCAGACAAGGTAATAGACATATTCGCCAGTCTCATTGACTTCATAGCCAAGGGCAAGGACAAAGTGGCTGACATCTATGACGCCTTGGGTTTTGACGAGGCGGCCAAGAAGATGCGTAAGAACAGCAACTCAATGAAGAAAGAGGCTGACGACCTGAGGAACAAGTTAAAGGGCGTTGGCAATGAGAGCACCAAGACGGTCAAATCAATTGACCAGATGATTGACACCTTGGAGGAGAATGAGCACGCCTACGGCGGCAATGTCAAGAAGGCACTTGAATACATAAGGGCACTCCGTGAAGAGGAGTTGGCACAGAAGAAGACCAAGCAGGAGATAAACGAAAAACAGGCCGCACTGAAGGCACAGCGAGAGGGCCTGACCAAGACCACCAGGGCTATGGAAGACTACAAGGCCGCACTTGGTGAGACATTCAATGAAGCGGCTGAGAAGTTCAACGCCATTGACGAGGCGGTTAAACTCACGGGGTCATTGTTCAGTTCACTCAAGGTTGGCATTGGCAACGCATTCGCGGACGCCATACTGGGTGCCAAGACATTCAGGGAGGCACTGTCAGAATTGGCCAACAATGTGTTGAGGCAGTTGATATCAGGCATCATACAGATTGGACTACAGGTGTATGTGTTTGATGTGCTGGCTGAGAAACTGAGGAGGGCCAAGGACGAGGCCAAGGAACTCAACAGGCAACTGAGGAACCAGGCCATAGGACAGGCACTGGGCAGTGCGTTTGGACCAGTTGGTTCAATCGTTGGTAGCATCTTTGGCGGATTCTTCGCTGATGGTGGTAGGATACAGTCAGGACAGTTTGGTGTGGTTGGAGAAGACGGACCAGAATTGGTGTCAGGACCAGCCAACATCACGCCAATGGACCAGGCGGGTGGTGGTTCAACCAATGTGACATTCAACATCAACACGATTGATGCC